TTGTATAGTTACCAACTTGTCTACTATACGCTTGTCCTGACGAACCACCTGAAGCTTGTACAGTTGGTGTCCAAGTACCTTCTTCATAATCGTCTAAAAGATTTGCCGACCCAGTGCCACCGATATATGCTCCACCAGATAGGTAAAGATTTTTAAATCTTGCACCATCAGCTCCTAAATCCATTGAGTCATCTCTATTACCTCCAGATGTTGTGCTTGGAAGTAAACCATCAATACCTGTTGATGGGTTTAATATTTTTATAGCAGTTGCAGCACCTGAAAGATATACAATATTTGCTCCACCAGAATTACCAATATTACCTACATCACTACCATCTTTATAAAGTTTAATAATATTACCATCACTGCTATTTCGGTTAACACCAAAAGGTAAACCACTACGGCTAACAAATGTGCCAGCTGACCCTGCTTCAAATATTCCACCATCATAGTCAGAAGCAGTTTTACCTACCAGTAAGTTACCAGAGCTATCTATTTTCATGGCAGTTGTCCATGAAACAGTATTTCCTGATGTACCAGATGATGCAATTCTCCAATTGTGTTCACCTGAACTTTGATAATAATTTGATGCCAAAGCGTCACTAATATATTTCCAAGCACCATCAAAATGTGCATTTTGACTTAGATTAAAAGAATTACTAGCAGCTGTACCGCTATCTGCCATAATGCTAAAATTACCACCAATTTGTAATCCTGTTTGGTCACTTCTTAATGCTAATGGAGTAGCACTTAGCCCAACATTACCAGAACTATCTATCCTCATGCGTTCGTTTGATGATGCTGCTTCTGAAGAAGCTGTATAAAATGCTAATGCACTTGCATTTGTTGTTGATCCATGTCCACTTTCAGAGAAACAAGCAATACGACCACTTTCTAATTGAGCATCACCTCCACTTCCCTCTGCACTTGTTGTAAATCTAATTGAACCTATATTTTCATTTGCAGCAATGACACTATCAATATTGTCAAAAAGCAAAACTGGTTCTACATTTGGAGAATTACTTGATGACCTACTTAATGTCATAGTGGATGCTGTAACAGTAGAATTAAAAGTAGCAGATTGATCTGACCCAAGTGTCAAAGCAGTAGCAATACTGCCAGCTTCAGGTTTGGTGCTAAACACAATCGTACCACCACTATCGTCACTAGCATTACTATCAGAGGTAACAGTTTGAGAAATAATCCTAGCAATCATTTTACCATCAGCATCTACGCCATCATCATCACCATTGTTAGCATTGGCAAAACGTATATCACCTACATTTGTAGCATTATTGTTTGTTTGTGCAGAAAGAACTATTGTACCAGCATTAGTTGCACCAACTTCAAAGAATGTATTTGAACTATCTAAAGTAAATGTATTTGCATTTGTTGTACCTATTGCACCTCCAGTTGTTGAAACCGTATTAAACACAGGTAATGCATCATGATACATAGCAGAGCCACCATCTTTGGTAGCTGTAAAAAAGTTTTCTCCACTAGAATGTTTCAGAGCAATGTTTGAACCTGACGTAACAAAATTACCACTTGCAGATGTTACATCAGTACCAATGGTAGCACTTCCACTTACATCTAAATTACCATTCATATCTATTGTTGTTGCATTTATTTCAATCTCTGAATCAGAAACTAAATCTAAAACACCATCAGCAGATTGATGAATGTATGTACCACTATCACCAAATTGAATTTTATTAGTACTTGTTGTATTTATTGTACCAGAAAAAGTAGCATTTGCTCCACTAAAAGTAAGAGCTACTGTAGGATCGCCACCCCCAGAATCATTTCCAGAACTTATTACAAGTTCACCATTACCATCCTGATTTAATCTTCCAAAATATGTATCATCATTAAATAAATTAATTACACCAGTATTTGTTGTTAATTTAATATTTGAACTTGCATCAATATCTAACTCACCAGATGTATTTTGCAAACCAGTTTGTCTAAAGCTTGTATTACCAATAAAAAATGTTCCACCACCACTTGTTGTATAAGCTGATGCAGTAACTGTATTAGTAAATGTAGGTGATGAACTTGTTAATTGAGTTGCAACAGTATTAACATTTGCAATATTGTTTCCCACACTAGTTACATTTGCTTTGATACCTTCAACAGAACTTAAATCAGAAACAAAATCACTTGTTGCTAATTGATTAAGATCACTAACAATATCAGTTGTTGCTAATATATTTAAATCTTCTACGATTGCAGATGTGGCAAGTGTGTTTAGATCAGATACAAAATCACTTGTAATTAATGAAGCTACTCCAGCAACACTAGATACAGCAGAAGATATACCAGCTACTGTTGTTACATTACTGCTTATTCCGGCTACTGTTGTTACATTACTTGATATACCAGCAACTGTATTAATATTTGTCGTAATGTCAGCAAGTGAGTTTACATTTGCAATAGTTGGTCCAGCTTCAGCTGCACCAGTAGTTGCATTAAAACCTAGAACAGTACCTACTCTGCTTGCCTTTAATGGTAATACCATTGAAGCAGCATCATCATTATCGTTTAATCTTACTGATCTATCAATACGATCTTGCAAGTCATCAAACAAAGCTATGTTTCTATCAAGCTCTGTATTTAATGTAGCTATCGGAAAAGCACCAGATGTTGGAAAATCTGTTGTTCTTTTAAAATCTATGTCCCTAAATATAATAACAGTACCAGATGATACTTCATTTCCAGATGTCATAGTAACTGTGCCAGTGGCACCATTTCCACCAGATACTGTATAATGTGTAGTAAGTGTTTTTGTTGTACCACCAACAACTACAACTAAATCTGCATCATCAAAAAACTCAAAAGGTACAGCAAATGACGTTGTTGATGTACTTACTGTATATGAAACTCTAGGTGCATTATCTGTTAAATCTATAGTCATGGCTAAATCATATCCTTTTTATTTATTTTCTCAACTAAAATTTATTTAACTGTCTACCTAACTCAGAATGAAAGCTTTCTAAAAACCAAAGACGAGCAAAAGGTAAAGATTTTACAAGCTCTTTTGTACCATCACTATAATCACCTCTAATCAATTTAGCTAATGATCTATAATAATCCACACCGATAGATGGTCCAGCTCCACCAAACTCCAAAGCTATATCAACTGGTCTTTCATCAGGATTTTTAGTTACATATTTTGGTTTAAAAAAATTATTAGGATAACCAAGATTAGCACCAGTAGCTAATGTCTTATAAAAAATATCTGAGTAAATAGAAGCAATACCACTATAATCAAATGCTCTTAGTATTTTATCTTGAGTTGTCATATTATCAAGAATATATGGTTTGTTTCTATATCGTAACTGTAAACCCATGTAAGCTAATCCCATACCAACCATAATACCCATAGCTCTATTATGAAGTGTACCTTGTGTCATTGCTGCTGTAATCTTGTTTGCAGCACCTAAAGAGTAAGAATAAAAAGTAAATGGTAATGCTAATAAACCATTTTCTATTTTAGAATAACCTTTGAACTGACTACTTTCTTTCATACCTGGTACAAACTTTGCATATTTCCAAGGAACGAAAGCTGTCCCATCCATTAACAATGGTTTATCAGTAGGTGATGCCATAATAACAGTATTAAATAAACCAGCATTCATATTAGCTCTAAATATATTTAAAGTTTCTTGAGATACACCAGCTTCTAACCAAGCAGAACTATTTGCAGTAATAAAACCACCTTTTCTACTTTGTTCCCAAGGTGCTTTTTCAGCAATCTCTTTTATAGCTTTTGCAGTAAATCCTTGTTTTGCTAAATTCATTCTTATTTTAGATGTAGCATATTTAGTGTTCTTGCTTACTTCTATACAATCAAATATACTTTGATGCGCTCTAAGAGATGCTTCAAATCTTTTAGCAACATTTGTAGCTGGACCTAATAAATTTAATGCAAAGTACAGATGTTTTGCTTTTCCAACTGTTTTATCATAAAGACTTCTATTAAGTGGATTATTTGTAATATCGTCAGCTAATCGTAAATTAGTATCACCTAATATTATTTCTAAAGCTTCACCAGCAATCTTTCCTTCTCTTGCATTAAGCTTTACTTGATTGCCATCAAGAACAGCAAAACCAAATTTAAGCAAATGCCCCATATCTCTTTGCATAAATATAGCTGCATAATCAGTCAAAGTTGCAAAACCAGCAGACCCAAGATAATTAAACTGTGCTAAATCAACTAACCCAGTTCTTACCATTTGTGACCATGACCCAGGATTATCTAATACATTACCAACAACACGATTATACATAGCTGTAAAATCTCTTAATACAGCATTAGCTTTATCTGTGCCATTTTTACGTTGTACTTTTGTAAACAATCTTTCTTGAAAAGATTCAAAGCTTTCACCCATTTCTTTTAAATAATGATATTTAGCAGAAATCTTTGATGTATATGCTTGCATTACTTTTATGGGATTTTGCTCAATAAAATCCCAAACAAGTTCATTAGGAATATCTAAAGCTCTATGTCTTGTATGCATAGATCCAACACCAGAATAGGTGCTATCAAAATCTATCTTTTCATCATTAAGTATATTATCAACAGTTTGTTTTGCTCTTAAATTTGCACTCTTTCTATCAAATGGGAGTAAAGTTGCTTCACCTTTTTTATTTACATACGGATTCTTTTCATAATAATTTGTTAATATTTCTTCTAATTCTAATCTATTAGATTTAATTTTATCATGATGCCAAAAACGAGGAAGATAAAACAATTCATTTGTTGGCATTACTTCACCAATGTTATCTAATGAAAGCTGATCTTCTTTTAATTCATTTTGTACTTTTGTAATTTGTCTTTTGTAGTAAGCAATATCATCTGCCATACCTAATGATGCACCAGTTTCTCTTTGTTTAAGTGCATTTTCTAATTCTGTAATTCTTAAATTATTTTTTTCTATAGCTTTTAATAAAGAACCTCTTGTACCAATTAAGCCTACAGACTCTAATTTCTTACCCCAATCTTTCCAATAACTTGTCATTTTACTAATAACACTTTTTTGAGCAGAAGAAAGATTGTGAGTTTGACCAGTTACATATTTAAAATTTAAATCTGATAACCATGTATTATAATCTTTTGTACCAGTAATATTGTAATCTAATACTCTACCAACTTTTTTATTTGTATCTACAGTATAAAGATCTAAAAAATCTTCATATAACTCAGCCCATATACCTCTGTCCATTGAAGCTTTCAAATGAACTGATTGTGTAGAAGCAACACCAAATTTATTTTTATTTAACTGAAAAGCAAAAGAACTAAACATTTTATTAAAATCAGCTTTTACTGAATCATCTAATGAATCATCTAATAAAACTCTTTTTTCTGGAGAAGTAAGTGATTGAAACAACCAACTATCTATATAAGCGTTTCTTGCAATACCTTCAGGATCTTTAATAGTTGGTATTGTAAAATCATCTCTAGTATTCAAAGTAAGTGTACTACCATCTTTTGCTCCAACTATCTCCCCACCTTCTGTTGTTCTATAAATAGGAACCGTTTCATTTGATTGAACAGATTCTAACATAAGTCTTGTTTCTGTTTCTGCTTTAGCTAAAGCTTTTCTGCCAACAATACTATTAAATATTGATTTACCAGCACCAGTAACTCCAGCTGCAAAAACTGTTGTAAGAGCAGTGTTTACAACAGCTTCTTCTGCTCCAACAGTTGGATCTGTTATTGCTCTTAATGCTTCAATAGGAGCTACAGTACCAGCAGATATTTTTATAGAAGTATTTATAGCTTTCCAAACACTAGGTGTTCTTGCAATAGGAATAAATATAGTTGCAAGATTAACTGGATCTACTACAGCACCAACTAACCATTGAGTCCAAGAACTATTTTTTATAGTTTCTATATTCTTAAATTTATTATCAATATCATTTACCATTTCATAAAAATGTTCTGGTGTTTTAGCCCAGGCTAAATCAGATCTAAATGCAGAATATCTAGGATCTGTATATAAATCCCTTGTATTTTCATCTGTATAAGGAGTCCATATTTCTAGTGATCCATCTTCTCTCATAGTGGTTTGTCTTTTTGAACCACCAAAAGAAAAATTTGTCATTATAGAATCATATCTATCACCCATCATTGCAGAAATAGTTGGACCAAATCCACTTGTTCCTCTGCCTTTGAAATCAAATCCAGCTCCAGAATATAAGCTTATGTTTTGTTGTGGTGGTTTTACTCTATTCACTTAACAACAAACCTTTCTTTTCAGCGTACCTACTAGATGGGAAAGATCTTAAAAAGTTTCTTTTCCACATATCCCAATAGGTTAAGCCTTTTTTATAAAACTTAGGATGAGTGCTTGGTAATCCATTTATAGAAATAATTTTATTATATTCTTCTAAAAGCAATGGAAAAATAGTAACACCAGTTTTTAGTGTACCATCTGCATCAAAATATTCTCCATACTTTTTATTCCATGCTCTTTGTTTTCTTTTTGATTGAAGGAAATTAACATTAAATGAAAGAGGTGGTTTTGGTGGTGCATAATTTTCTTCAAAATTATTAGTAAAATAATTCTCTATTAATTTATTTGATTCAAAATCAAATGTAGCAATATCTCTTATAATTATTTCATTTAAAGTAGCATCAAAATTTGCTGATACTTCATCTTTAAAAGCATTTATTTCATCATATTTTCTATTTATTGCAAGAGGATCAACTACTACAGCTTCTTGAAAACTAATTTGACTTTTATCAATTATATCTTTTGCTTCTTCTACTGTAACTTGATTTTTACTCCAATGTTTTTTACTTTCTTGCAACCAAAAAATAGCATCATCTACATTATAAAATGATGGAAATTCTTCTAATTTATAATCTTGCAATAACCTATCATGTATAACTTTAAGATCTTTTAAAGTTCTATCTGGATAGATTTTACCATCATAAACTTTAGGAATTATATGATATTTTAAAATGTTTGTATTTGGAACTAATGCACTAAAAACAGTATTATTAGATATACCCGGTCTTTCAATATATGTTCCATCTGCAATAGTTTTATAATGATGCAATGTTGTAGCATCCATTTGTATAGCAGACTTAGTTTCCATTAATGGTAATCCATCATTCCATGATTGATCTGGCAATTTAAAAAATACTGCATACTTCTTATTATCTTTTGTAGCAAAAAATACCTGATTATCTATTTCACTTGGATGACCAAGATTTGATTCTAACATAATATCATTTGGTAATTCATTATTAAGTGGCATAAGCCTTATTTCAATAGGTGAGTATAATGCAACCTTTTTATCTTCTTTTAATGTACCATCTGAATTATAATCATCACCAAATTCTGCTTCCCATGCAGCTCTTTCTCTTTGATTTTCTAAACTATCAACATGAAGTCTAAGGGCAGGTTTAGCATCTACTTTATTTTGTAATTGAGATCTTCTTTCAAAAACATTTGAATTTTCTATTGACATTAAATCGTGATTAAAAGTTTCATAATTACCTATGTTTATAGGAAAATCACTTAGCTTTACTACTTGACCATTATAGTTAATTTCAACATTTTGCATTGCTGGAAGAATATTTTTCATTAACATTTCATTAACGACAATTTGTGTATTTTCTCCAGTTAATTTTTCTAATGAACTCTGTGTATTATTATCAGAATTTAAATTATTAATGTTTTCAAAAACAATAGAACTCTTTGGAAATATATTTTCTTCAAGATCTTTTATAGCAGCTTTGATCTTCTTTGGTGAGTCAAGACCTTCTACAGCTATTGCAGAATTAATAATATCTTCAAAAGCATCTATAGTTGGACCAAATGCATCTAAATCTGTTTGCTCCAAAATAAAAGCTTTTAAATCCATTCTTCCACCAGCAGATATCTTTTTTATTTGTTCATCAACAAATCCACTTTCTATTCTTTGTGTATATCTTTTTAATGCTTCTTTTATAGCTGCATCACCAGTAAGAAGAACACCATCTTCTCCAGTAATATTTGGGTTTTTATCAATATAGTTTATAAAAGATATCCAAGGAGTTTTGTCCTTTCCTGTTATTTCTGTCATAAACTGAGGGCTTAAAAGATTACCATTTTCATTTCTTACAAACTCTTGGAGTAACTTTAATGGCATTACTATTGATGAACCATCTGGAAATAAATCTTCTCTACCATCATAATAGACATCTAAAACCTCAAATAACTTTTCAAATGGAAAATTACCATATCTTGCAAGTTGCATAATTTCATCTTTTACTTCTCCACCAACAAACATACTTTCCATATTTTTTTGATCTGTAAGCCAAACAAGAAAGTTTTCATTATCTTGTTTTATACGCTCTTCATATTCAGCAAATGTTTCAGTTGATTCTTGTGGATTAATAGTTTTCAAAAAAGCAGTTGTACTTGTGTTACCAATTATTCTGCCAGTTAAAAGATCATTAGAAATCTGTAAGTTTTTTAAACGCTGTTGTGTTTGTATTGTTTTTTCTCTTTGTATTTCTAAAAAAGCTTTTATATTTTCTTTTTCATTATCAATATCTCCATACTGAAAACTAAGAGCTTTTACTGTAGAAGCTAAATCTGGATCTAAATCATAAATACTATCAATATTTCCAGTATCTAAATAAGTTATAACTGCTTCTAATTTATCAACAGGAACATCATAACCATATTTTTCCCTAATTATTTCACTTAGTCTAAATGATCCCAGCTTTGCTTTTATTTCTTTTCTTATATTATTTTTTTGTTCAGGACTATAACCTTGATGAACTTCTATTGCTCTATCTATTTCAGAAAACATAGCTTCTGCATTTGCAATATCATTCATTACTAAATACTGATCTATTAAATTTTGACCAGCAATTATAGCTTCTTCCCTAGCAATACTTTGATCTGAAGCTACTTTGTTTAAATATTCTTTTGAAAGATTTATTCTATTACTTATATCATCATATATACTTTGAACACTAAAATTTTTAAAATCACCTGGTCTAAATGTTTTTTCAGTAATCCCATTTGCTAATAGACTTTCTGAACCAGCTCCAAATAATTCAACAAATGTGTTCATTGTTTTTTTAGTATCTTCTGTTAAATAATCTAAATTAAGTATATTACCACTTTCAATAAATGATTTAATATTACTTTCTAAACCCTTCATTTTCTGAAGCACTTTTTGATCTAAAGCTACTGATGAATCTCCAAATTCATCTTGTGTTACAAAAGATTGAAAAAAATCACTAACCATATTTTGGGTAATATTTCTTACTATATTTATTCCAAGATCTTCAACAATGCTTTCTATTCTATTTTTTAATTTAGTTTGTTCATCCTTTGATGTTAATCCTTTAATATCTTGTAGTATATTTTTACTTTCAACAATAAATTCTTCTAATGTTTCAGATCCACCACTATACCAGTTATTTGGTATTTTAGCTAAGTTATATAGATTACTTTCTAAAATAGTAAGATTTTGTTCATTAACTATTTGTTCTTGTCTTTTTTTCTTTTCAGCTTGATATTTTAACCAATCATCTATTTGTTTATTTAAAGCTTCATCACTTGAATTAATTTGAGTAATTATTTTATCATGGTCATCTGTATCAAATTGCATATTATTAATTGCTCTTACAACTTTATACATTTCATCTAAAGTTGGATCCAATTTACCATCTTTTAAATAAGCTTCATTTATAAAGCCTGTTGGTATTCCTAAAGAACCATTTGTTTCAATACTTCTTCGTATATAATTTGGTATAGTTTTAATTAATTTTGGATCAAGTTGTGTTCTAGGCAAACTAGTAATTATATTTTTTAATTTTGTTGTAAGATATAAATAAGCAACTTGTTTTTTATGTTCTGCAATATCAGCACTTGTTGCAATACCTAAAGTTTTATATCCATTCTTACTGGAAAGATTAAATAAAAGATCTGTAAATTTTTCAATAGAAGCACCACTTTTACCAAGTTCAAATGCCATTTCCAATTCTTTATTTGTTTCATAACTATATTGAGCTTCTGCTTGTTTCTTTTGATAAGCTGCAATATTATTAGCAATCGTAATACTTGTTCCAGTAATTAAGTTTTCACTTTGTTCTGTAACTAAATTTACATATTTTGGATTAGCGTTATTTATTTTTGCAGTATAATATTCTGTAAAAGCATTTTGATAACCTTTAACATCTAAACTATATTTAGAAGCTAAGTTTCTATTTGCATTGATAAGATCTTCTTGTATACCAGCAACATATCTTCTATCAATAATTTCATTAAAAGCATCTGTAAAAATAGAACCGTAAATACCTTCTTCTTGATAGGCTACAGGGTTTCCAGTTTTAGGATTGATTTGCAAAATATTTGATATTGTAGCTTCTTGTGCTGATTGAACACCTTCCTTTTGTGCTTTCTTTGCAGCTTCATTAAACATATTATTTGCAAAAGAATTAAAGGTATTTGATAAACTTGCAAAAGAACTACTTGTAGTATTTGCTCCAGCAACATTAACACCTATGTTTCCAGAACTTACATTTTGTTTATAAACTCTTATAACCATTATGCAGTAAATCCTTTTTTAATTAAATTAAAAGTTTTTGGTGTCCAAGTATCTTTACCTCTATATAAAGAGTTAGTAAAAGACGCAAAAGTATTTAAGTTTGATACAGTTTGTGCAACTCTACCAGATCTTCTATATTCATCTGCTTGTGCTTGTAATCTTAAACTTTTAAGCAATGAAGATGTACCAAGTCTATCAACATCAGCATTAAGATCTTCTAATGATTTATCAAGCAAAGTATCAACATTTTGTGCATTATTGGCAAACTGTCCAAGAGCAAGTGCTGTTGCTTCAAGCTCTGCATATTGACGAACTCTTGCATTTTCTTCTTCAATAGCTTGTAATGCTAGTTGTTTTTTCTCTAACTCAGTATCGTAAGCTGCTTGCTCAGCTTGCCTTCTTCTTTCTCTTCCTTCAGCAATACCAGCACCTAAACTTATAACTGAAGTTATTGCAGCAAAAATAAACGGATTCATTAAATTTGTACCTCTGCTATTATACTATTAACTTGCACACTTAATGGTGCTGATTGTGTAATTGTGATTTGTGGATCTCTACTATATCCAAGTAATCGCATTTCTTTTTTACCAGTAATAGGTGTTCTTGCCACAGAAAAATCATCTGTAACATTCCTTGTTTGTAATACCTTATTATTCACAGAAATAGATAAGGTATTATTTAAATCAAGAATAACTCTTCCTAATCCTCTTAACATACCAGTAGTTGGACCAGATGCACTTTGTATATCTAACGGATTTGTTTTTAATTCAATAGGAAAAGAAAATCCTATTTCTGCTGTAGTCAGGGAGTTATCTACAGCAGAAACATCTACTTGACCACCTGATACTGCAAAGCTTCCAAGATAGTCATTTCCATTTATTACATCTACTCTAGCTCCGTTATCAAACTGACTACTTACAGTAAATACACCAGAGTTGCCATTTGTATAGGATAATGAATGATCCATATTTAAATTATCTTTAAACTCCATCAAACAAAGTTTTTTGGTTCCAGCACCTTTATCATATTTACCAATAACAAAAACTCTTTCGTCTACAGTACAGATAGAATGAAATAATCCAGATGTAACAGTATTCGTACCTTTCATTCCTTGTGTCGTAAACTCTGTCCATCCAGCCCTTTTCTCAGAACGATTAGAATTAAATGTTGCTATAGTGCCATCACTATTTATCATAAATATATAAGATTCTGGTCTTTCTATTGCCGCTTGCAATGTTGTCATTTGCACTGGTGTTTTAATTAAATGCGAAGAAATAGAAGAAACTGCATTAGCAACATAAGCAGCTTCAGCATCAGAAAAGATAAACTCTCGAACAACAGTACCAGATCTTTGTACATAAATAGTTGCTCCATCAAACACATAAGGTTTTACATCTGCTATGCCATAAGGTGTTTGTCTACGAACCATAGCATTTGTTGGTGTTACTGGAGTGTTCTCAAAAGCTGGAACAATAAACTCAGAAGTAACTGTAAATACTTGTAGATCACGATTAGATACTAAATGCTTGATTTGATCTAGCTGACCAACACTAGAACTTAAAACAATAGACTCATTATCTAATGCAGTACCAGTATTAAAATTAAAAAACTCTCCAGACATAGAAGCCCATATTCCATCTGGTTGAGATAATGTACCACCAAACCAAAGCCTACCTTCATGAAAACATATTGCTGCTGGAAAACCTCTTATCGCTGAATAAGACTGTTCTTCCCAATCAGTTGTTGGACCATTTGTAACAATCTTTGGCGCACCTCCTCCATCAACAGAAGTATTTGCAGAACCACCAGCAGTAAATGTAAATGTATTATCATCAATAATACCAGAAACAGTTCTTGATCCATTTAAATTACTAGCAGATATATTGCCTACATCATTGGCTTCAGAAATGGTAATAGAATCACTTACAGCCAAACCATGTAAAGGCATAGTTACTTCAACAGTTGTACTTCCATTTATTGTTCTAAAAGCATTTACACCTAACTTAGTAAACAAACTATCAGTAATAGTACCAGTAGCATGAGATCCAGATGTAACTCCTGTAAGTTCAATCTCTTGCTTTCTGTATCGAAGAGTAATCCCAGTATGTAATGAATTACCATATCCACCCCCATTAGTAGATCCATCATCAAAATATAATATTGGTGAAAAATGTGTTGTATCAGAACTTGGTACAGTAGATGAAGAATTATCTCTTGCAGCTATTACTTTATATATTTGATTACTATGTTCAACAAAGTCACCAATAGCATAAGCTGTTGTTGCAGCCCAATTACCACGATCCGTACCAGGTGGTTTAATCTTTAAAGTCACACCAGATCCAGTTGAAGCACTTGGAGTTAATGTAAAACCAGTTTGCTGAAAATGATAATAAGGCTGGTATATTCTTTTAGCATCTCCCTTTAGATCAAATGCAAATACAGAAAGTTCGAAAGTAAGTAACCCAGTTCTTACTAAACGCAAGGGCATAAAAGCATTATGACAAAGAAATAAAACATCACCAGATTGTGCATAAGTAATCTGTTTTAATCTTGTTGCTGTTATCCTTGCACTTATTGAAGTACCATCTGTATCAGCAGTAATATCTGTAGAAGAAAGATGTGTTACAGCTCCAGCAGAAGCATTACCACTTGAATCAAAATCAAGAATAAATATTTCTATTTTACCAGCAGATAAAGCAATAATATATCTTTCATCATCACTAAATATAAATGGTATCAACCTTACTTGTTGTTCTACATTGTCATCTACTGTTGTTCCAAAGTTATGTAAAAACTTTGTACCCATTCTTTTGATAACACCACCTTCTGCTCTCAATAAAAAATTAGTAAGCTTTTGTGCAGAGTTTGTATAAACTTGCGTATCAGTTCTACCAATTAAAGAAGGACTAATTTCCCCAAACTGAAAATTAGTGAAAGGTATTCTTACAACTTGCATTAGCTTCTCCTAGCTGTAAGAAATCTACTTGTTACAAGTTTCCTTGTAGTTTGTTGTTGTGAATCCATTGTTCTTGCTTTTGCCATTGTAGCTTCAGCTCTAGCAGTCATTAGGCTTGCAAGGTTTGCATCTCTAGCAATAGATGTTGCAAATATTATTGCAAGAGAAAACTCTACTGCTAATGTAAAATAAGAAGGCCATGTTTCTTCATTTGCTCGAAAGCTATAATCAGCTATAACAACATCTTGTGTAGATGTATCTGCAAATACTTTATCGCCATACATTTGATAATCAATTAAATTATCATTAACTGTTACTGCATGAAGCATAAGTAAATCACTTGGAAGCTGATAAGCTAAATCATATCTACCAGTTGGTTCAGCTGATAATTGATTCAAAACTTTTTGATTAGTTGCAAATCTCCATCTTGTATTGACTAATGCAGATTGTGCAACATCTTCATACATATTAACAGCAACAGTTGCTTCAGTTGTTCCATCATCAAAAGAACTAATAGGATCTGCTCCAATAAGAATCAATGCTCTACTGCATATATCAAGTGGAGTATCTGCTGTTGTACTTGTTAATGCCATATAATGTTAGGGAGGGCAATGCCCTCCCCTCCTTTTTTAATCGCCATCTGTTTCTACAATAGCTGTACCATCTGATACATCTACTACAGAACCAGTGTTTGATAGTACGTTTACCCAATGAGTTGTTGGAGCATTGGTATCTGAAACACAGATAACATCACGAACACTCAACATATTAGCAGCACTATTAAAATATCCAGCACTATTAACAGTTGCAATCGTATCTGTTGTCGAGTAGTTCCAAAGTTTTGGTCCAGCTCCATTTTGTGTCCAAAGGGTTAAACCAGAAGCACTAAAAGCCATGTGATTACCTCCTAAGTGTTATTATCAAGAACTTCGTAGATACCGTTGTCATCAATCACAACAGCACCCATTGACATCATTGAAGTTGCCAAATGAGAAGCTCTTTCTGGTACATAGTTAAGCTCAGTAGAAACATCACTATTCACACCTAAGCCTACAGCAGAAGTATGATATGCCATGTTTTTACCAGCACTTACTGCTGATGTTGAAAAGATATTAAAACCTAAGAATTGTTTCATAGTCATTCCACCAGCGTAAGGTAGGTTTTGTTCACCAACAAAATCTGAACTTGCAAACTCAGTAATTAAAAATAAGTCTGCAAAACCTTTTGGATGCATAGCTAAATATCTTCCACCATCTTCTGGAATATTAGCAGAACCAAAAGTTTCAAATAATGATAAAAGATCAGCTTTTTCTAATGCACTACTTGTATCATGGATTTGTGTACTATTAGCACCAGCATCCATAGCAGTAATAAGAATTTCATCTGTCTTACGACCAAGAGCAGCAGCTGCACTTTTAGCAACAGCTTGTCTTTCATCAATGTTAGTTTTTAATTCATCCAACTTGTCGATATACTCTGCTGCATAAAAGTCAGACATAGTAGCTTCTACAGTTGTATGTGTTAGTTCCATTGGAGTTACAAGTCCATTTCTAGATTTTGTACTCGCAGAACCAGTTCCGATTTTCTGAAAACGTACTATGTTTCCAGCAACGTTGCCTACAGTTCTTACCGTATTACGCAGTTTAGATCCCATTCTTTGGTAGGCTAAATGCACATCCGACTCAAACTGCTTTATAAAGGCTGTATCAATAGAGTTTGCCATTATACTCTCCAGTTAAAGTTTCACCAATGTCTTTCGATTGTCTGCTTTAACTACGTCAATGCAATTATCCGAACAGGGTTGCTAGTGCATTACAGGTCGTGACTCTTCATTTATAAAACTATTTTCTTTATAATTACAACGAAAAAATTTAATAAATTGATAATTATTTATATTATAGATATTTGTTTCAAACTCAAAACCACAAAAACACAGCCATTGTTGAGTCCTTCTATCATTAACTGGGATGTAATTATAGATCTTAT